CCAGAACAACCATCCCTCCAACCGTAAGACCACAATCAAGAAGGGCAAGTAACATGAGTGATGAACAGACCGTGACAAACGACGGGCGCAAGATCAGTGTCAGTTTCTCCCGTAAGGTTTCGGACGGAAACTATGGCACCATCGAAGCCTCCGCATGGGTACAGGGTGACGCACCTGAGGGTGCGACCACTGGTGATGTTGCACTGTTGCTCGGTGACCTGTTCACCGCAGCATCGGCAGCAGTGTTCGACCAGTTGGGTATCACCTACGAGATGAGCGACGACGGTGTGTTGCGTGAGAAGCAGCAGCCGACCGTGCATGCCGCCCAGCAGGCAGTGGAGCGTGCATTCGGCCCGACCAGCGACGCACCCACAGACGATACGGTACGCATCATGAATCCTGCCGATAGCACTGGCCCGTTGCCTGACTGGATTGTGCGTGAGTGCAACAAGTTGGGTATCAGTGCAGTGTGGGATAACCGTTCCAAGGCTACGGGCAAGCAGCCCCACTTCAAGGAGGCTGTGCCCCGTGGTGGCACGGGTCACGGTAAGGATGGGGAACCGAAGGCGTTCTGGCCCCCTCGGTAATCCATTGATGGGGAAGCCCGCCACTTCCCCATCATCCGTCATCGTAGCCCAACAGGCAGAGGCAACCGACTCAAACTCGGTACAGTGTGGGTTCGACTCCCACCGATGACACTGTTCTTTATACCAGAAAGAGAGAGAGCATGGAAATCAATAGTGAACTGTTTGCAGCAGCAGAAATGCACGACACTAAGATTCAGATTCATCTTGTGTCATGGTATGTTGACCCCGTTGAAGATGCCGAACAGGGCAGCGAACGATACGGAATCTATATTGGCACCGAAAACGGTGGCACCCTTGTTGCAGAGTTCGGTGCTGACGTACCGTTCGATGTGGCCGTGTCCGTGTTCGTAGCGATGGGTTTCTCCACCATCGTGGACGGCAGCCCCCGTGCGGCACAATCGGTGCAGTCTTTGATGGACGACACAGATGAGACAGATAGTAGTAAGTTGGTTATCCCCGACACAGCGACCGTGGAGCGTATCACAAAGTGACTGACACCGAACAGATGCTTGCGAAACTTGCAGAGTTTGAACAAGCAAACGTGTATGAACATTACCGTCCGCTGCGAGATGCAGCGGACGAGTTCATTTCATGGGCACGCACACCCAGCGAACGAGTCTACACAGGTATCAAAGAGTTGGATGATGCGATGCGTGGCACCGCCCCATCCGAACTGACCATCATCCAAGGGTTTACACACAGCGGCAAAACGTTGCTGGTTACCGAACTAATCCTCAACAATCCTGACACACCGCTAGTGCTGTTCACACCCGACGAGACTCGTCCGCTTGTGCTGACGAAACTGACTAGCGCGTTGCATGGTGTGAGTGCTAAGGATTTGGAGCAGCGTATCCAACAGGATGATAAAACTGCCCGTGACCTGCTTATCTCTACCGCTGAACGGTATGCGAACCTTGCTATCTTTGATGAGTCCGTATCGGTTGTCGATATGGATATCATGATGGATGAGGCATGCCATGCTTTCGGTCAGAAACCTATGGGCATCATCTTCGACTATGCTGAACTGTTGGAAGGGCCAGATGATGTGAAGGCAAAGATGACCGCACTGAAAGCGTGGGGTAAGCGGCAGCATGTCGCCATGTTTGTGTTGCACCAGACTTCCCGAACCTCAGGTTCGGGTGGACGTAAGGTCGGTATCGACAGCGGTGCATACGGTGGTGAGCAGCAGGCTACCCATGTGATTGGTGTGCGGCGCAAGAAGTATATGCACATGGCGATGCTGGCATTGCTGGAGGAAAAGATTGCTAACTCTAGTAATCCGAAAGCGATTGAGGAATACAAGTCCCGTATCCGTCAGATCGAAACTGTGGACATGCCCCGTGACATGGATACGGTTACGGTTTCGTTGGTGAAGAACAAGCGGCCACCATGCGATCTTGTTGATGATATTGATTACAAGATTGATTTGGGCACGGGTCGTGTGCGTCGTGTGGAGAATGTGGTGGACGAGTACGGTAACACGGTGCGTGTATCGAAGGCGGCTGCGTTGGATTATTTGCGGCAGCGTAGACAGGTGCCGATTGTTGAGCAGGCTATGACCGAGTTGGAGGATTTCTGATGGAACTAGACACACTACGATTTGCCCACATCTTCACAGGCCGAGTCGATGCTTACGGCACCGACACAGGAGGGGCAGCATGGAAGCCCGTCACCATCCACACCTATGAGCGACACCTGAACGGTGTCGAACCCATCGGTATCTACCCGATCATCCACCACGATGACGAATGCTGGGTGCGTTGGGGATGCTGCGACATTGACACTGGTGACTGGTCGGAAGCATTTATGCTTGCGACCGCTCTCACAGGTATGGGATTCAAACCGTGGGTGGAACGTTCCCGTTCCAAGGGTTGGCATGTGTGGGTGTTCGTATCCCAATGGATGCCTGCATCTGTGATGCGTCGGGCACTAAAGGTTGCATACGCTGCGATTGATTTGCCTGCTAAGGAAGCGAACCCTAAGTCGGAGAAGTTGCGACCTAACCAGTTGGGTAACTATGTGCGACTCCCCTACAAGGCTGCTGCTATCATGCCGTCAGAACGGCAGGTGTTCACCGAAGGTTGGAATCCATCCTGTGATGGGCAAACTGTTTCTGTCAGAGACTTTCTGGCTATCCCTGATAAGGAACTGTTCACCGATATGGGTAAACTTCAGCATTGGGCATCGAAATGGTATGAGCCTGTGCGACGCTCAGTCAATATTGTTTCTGACCCTGACGCAGATGTGCTGTGGCTGGCTGATAGACTGCCAGCAGATTGGCGTAAGGTATGGTTGAGCGGTGAGGTGCGTGACCGCTCTGCGACGTTTGTTGCTATGGCCTATGCTATGGCTAAGCGTGGCTGGCAACCACAGGAAGTGTTTGACCTGCTGTGGGGTTGCCCGTGGAACAAGTATCGTGACCGACCCAACGGTGAAGTGTACGTTCAAGACATTGTGGAAAGGGTGTTCTCATGAGTAACATTTACAAGGATGCGTCCGAACGGTTGGCACAAGAGATGCGTACCATGTCATTCAATGACATGGTAAAGTATGTGAACAACCTGCAAGAATCAAACGGTTCTCTGACCGAAAAGTTGTTGCATGCAGAAGATCGGATTCACGAACTGGACACCGACCCGCTGGTGGTGGATTTGCGTGAACAGTTGGAAGCAATGGAAACAGTTGCCGACATGTGGGTTGATATCGCTAACGACCTGTTTGAAGGGTTGCTGATTGCTGAGGGACAGTTGGCGAAAGCGAACATCGGGTTGCGTCCCCTTGCACAGAAAGCCAAGAAGGCTTTCATTGAATTGACCGAAGAATCTGATGATGAGGGTTGAGGTTTGGATTCCGTTGAAGGCTGTTGCGAAACAGCGTGCCAGACTAACTAGACGTAGGAGAGGTAGGAAGAATGTTGCGTATACACCACAGCCCACTAGGAATTTCGAGTCGGAGGTTGGTAGATTTGTACGGGACTCGCTACCTGAGGGTTTCAGTTTCGGTCAGAAACCCGTTTGTGTCAACATTGAAATCCACAAAGATGGTTTCTTGTTGGAAGTGGAATATGCGGAATGTAGTGTTCGCCCTGTCGGTATTCGTGGAGACATAGATAATATTGTGAAATCCATTTTTGATGGTTGTAACGGTGTGATGTGGGATGATGATCGTCAGGTTGAGTTGATGACGGTCGGTTTTGTTGGGGTGCCCCGTAAGGGCACCACGTTCATAGGAGAAACAGATGGACAAGAGGACAACGACAATGATGTTCTCATCAGTGACAGACGAATGGGCGACACCACAACAGTTTTACAACCATCTGAGTGAGTCACACAATTTTACGTTAGACCCATGTGCATTGGCTGCTAGTGCTAAGTGTTCTAACTGGTTCGGCCCCGACCACCCTGACGTTACGAAACGTGACGGGCTAGTGTTAGACTGGGCTGACCATGCTGACGGTGGGGTCGTGTTTATGAATCCACCCTACGGTAGAACTATCGGTGTGTGGGTGGCTAAGGCGGCTGCTACTGCTGCCGCTGGAACCACTGTTGTTTGTCTGCTGCCTGCTAGGACTGATACAAGGTGGTTCCATGATTACTGCATGGGACACGAAGTAGAGTTCCTTCGTGGTAGACTAAAGTTTGGGGAAGCAAAGAATGCTGCCCCTTTCCCATCTATGGTTGTTGTGATGCGTCCGATTGAAGGAGATGAATGATGAAACGGAAACTGGTAGCAGCAGTAGTAGCGATTGTGGCAGCAGCCACAATCATCCTGACAGTACCCACTAAAGCCGATGCGGCAGGTGGACGATGCCCACGGTACGAGTCACTGATGTATGCCTATGGGCCGAAGCGTGGCTGGCCTGTGCAACGTATGAGTTATATTGCGTGGCGTGAATCACGCTGTATCCCTACCGCTGTGAATAAGACGGGTGGGGATTCGGGCCTGTTTCAGATTCATCCTGTGACTTGGGAGTTTCTGAGTAGAAAGTTTGGGGTTACTGTGAATAGGGAGTGGTTGTTGGATGTGGTGAATAATGTGCGTGCTGCGGCTGTGTTGTGTGATTATGGTCGTCGTGTGTTTGGTAGTTGTTTGCAACCGTGGAGGGTGAACAATGGTTAACGATTCGATTATTGACGGTTTGAACAAGGCGTATGAGATGATGCAGGGTCGTGTTCCTCGTCGTTATCATCCTGCTTTGCATGATGCAATCCATGAGATTGAACGTCTGCGCGAGTTGGTTGACATGCTCGCGCACGATCTCACATGTCCACTTCCGCCATGTCCCCTATGTGGTGAAGGGTTGCGTGCGTGGGACGAGGCCCGCCGTGGCTGACGACATCGTGAACCAACTGCGAGCAATCTCCCAGTTTGTGGGAGCGGCTGGGCCGAAACTGCGGGAAGCCGCCGACGAGATCACCCGTCTGCGTGCCGAGGTGGCAAGCCTGACTCAGCAATGCGACGACTACAGCGACGAGATCGGCAACTGCCGAGTGCTGGAGTGGCGTGAACTGTCCGACCAGTTGGCCGAAGCGTTGCGATGGGTGTCCGACCCCGAACTTTGTGAGGAATCGCACGAAACGATCATCGGCATTTGGCAGGCAGCACATGCTGCCCTCGCTGCCTATGAGGCAGCACGCAAGGAGGCCGACCGTGACTGACGACATCGTGACCCGACTACGGCACGTCTCATGGCTTGCCGAAGAAGGCAGCGAAGTCGTCGACCTCGCCGCCACTGCCGCCGACGAGATCGAACGGCTGCGTACTGCATTGGCTCTGGCGTGTGGACTTCTGAGTACCTATGAAGATCATTCAATGTTTGAACCCGACCAGTTGATGCAGCAGTTTCTGAAGAAGGCCGACCGTGGCTGACGACAACAGATGGGATAGAGAATCATACTGTGTGAAGAAATGCGGAAACCCTGCCACACACCAACACCCAGTCGGCATGGCATACGAAACCCCAGTAGTGGAATACCTGTGCTACAAATGTTGGAAAAAGAAAACCCGTGGCAATTGGTAGCGCACCCGAAATCGGAATGGTGTTCGGCACATGGGGGAAAATGTCTGAACATGAACAAACCGTATGGTTCCAACATATGCGAACCATCTTCGGTGACGACCTGCTAGGAGGCTACGGCCAACTAGTATACCCTGACCCTGCGAAACGGAAAGAGTATCTGGATGCTATACTATTATCGTTGCCCGAAATGTGATAAACGAGTAGGGCAAATAGACACCACCTACAATCCGTGGTGCCGACATGGCAACACGGAACGACGACTAGCCAAAATGTGTATGATGGAAAGGGAAACCGATGACACAGTTTCGGGACGAAACTTGGAAAACTCGTGAACAAACATTAGGTGACCCTGCCGAGAAAGCGTTTGAATACTGGTCAGATCATAACGGTCTAAAGTATGCACGCTACGGTCTGCTCCGACCCGACCTTGATATGCGAATCATCCCAGCAGAAATCCGATACACCCCCGACTATGTGACCGACTACGGTTTCGTAGAAGTCCAAGGTTGCGGCAAAGATGGTCTGTTAAAGTTTAAGCATGACAAGTTGGAAGCACTCAGATGGTGGGACAAAATGTTCCCTGTCACATTCTGGTTGTGGTCACAGCCCACCAGTCTGGATGTTCAGTGCGGACTGATGGATGTGATTGACCGTGCAGTTGATGAAGTGTTCGCAGAGTATCGTACCGATGGTTTGTTCGATGGGAACAAACCGTATAGTGCTGTACGTTTCACCGATCTGATGTAATGAAGTTCGGCTATCTAGATAAGTTTGAACGGCACGAAACACCAGTCGGTGAATACCATCCGACAGTGCAAGGACGTAGACACCAGCCGTACAGTGACCATCGTGTACCCGTCAACGAGTATCAAGCGTTGATGGAAGCAGCACCATGTGACGATATTGTTATGACTGAGCAGGAACGTGAACAGGACTGGGAAGGTTTCCAACAGAAACTTGACGCAGCAAACCTGACTACACGGGAACAGTTAACGTTCGACTGTATCGCATTCGGTGGCATGTCACTATCACGCACCGCTACGGTGATAGCACAGGTAGAGCATCTATCTAGGGCACCGTCGAAGATGCAGGTGTCACGGTATCGTGATCGTGCATACGAAAAACTTAGGGCAGTATTCACTCAGAAAGAGGATAACTAATGGGAACCATCTATCACAACTATGTTGAGAACACTTGGGAATGGGCAGCGTCCCGTGTCATTGTTCATCACGAAATGGATTATGAAACAGGGAACAAGGCATCATATAAGGAGATGTTTCGTAGCGGCATGTATGCAACTATTGCGCGTGTAGCATGGCAAGAGTTGCGTGACAACGGTATCGAATGGGACGCACATGCTATGGTTGCTTTGCTCGCAGCAAAGCAACATGACTATGGGCATGCGAACATTATCGAATTCGGACAGCAAGGAGTTGTTGTTCGTTTGTGGGATAAGATTTCCCGATACGAAAACTTGATGCGCCGTGGCGTAGACCCCGAGAACGAATCGTTGACCGACACGTTGAAAGACATTATCGGCTACTGTGTGCTGTGGCTGATGCTGGCAAACAACACGTTCATGATGCCACTGGCAGGTGACCAGTGATGTTTGCTTGTGCCAACTATGACGGTTTGGCGGGGTTCCTGTTTGGGGTTGCTGCCTGTATCTGGTGGAGAGCGACACGCTAATGATCTATGAGGATGCTGCTGGAGATATTGTGCATCTCCCAGTGAAAGAAGTTTCTGGCGAAAAAACTTTGCAAGACGGTTCAACCCGTTTCAAATTTCTTGGTGGCCCCTACCATGATATGATCTTTCGTGTGTATCCACCATACGATAAAATTGTGTGGCCTGACGGCACCACCTACGAGATTCATCCACCGATCAATCTGAAACGTTCATCGAAATGGACGTATGTGTACAACATGTCAGAATCGAAAGAAAGAGGTAAGAATGAGTGAAGCATTGCGTAACGATGTACGAGACTGGCTGGCATCGAAAGGTGTTAGCCTGTGGGCTAACTGGCTGGTAACCTCAGATGACGGACTAGAGCAGGCTGTAGACTGGTTTGTTCGTGAACTGTGTGCGTTCAGTTCGCACAGGGTAACTGTGCGTAACGAACAGTTGGGACACGAATATGCTACCGCATGGGATGTGGTCGCATGACAGCAAACCAGTTGGTGAAACTGTCTGAACAGTTGAAACTGTTGGAACAACAGTTGGTACAGCATAAAGCCCCCAAGTCTATGGTGCGTCGTGCAAGCGACGCACTGTTGGCTGTATCATGGGAGATTGATCACCGTGACCGATAACCCGTGGTGGGGAGAAATCTTTGATGACCACGAAATCGCAGACCTACAAAACATCACCGACCAAGCCATCGAAGAACACGACGACGAAGAAGAAGATGACGACGACTACATCGAAGCCTACATCGCTATCACGCTAGACAAAATGTGTGACGTACTCAACGACATTCGCCGTATCATCGAAGCCAACATCACCGTCACAGACACGGGCACAATGTTTATGCGTTCGTTGGGTGAGGCGTTAGCGTTGGAGTGGATGTTGGGGCCAGCAGATTATGATGAACCTACAGCGGATGCTGCCCAATGGTTTCTGCCAGAAAGTGACTAAACCTCAGGTGGCGACAACACAACGTTGTCGTCCTCCACATCGGCATCGGGGACGCTAGCGTCATCCCAACCGTAGTGTCCATCTTCCAACATGATGGGGTCACCCAATAGGGTGGCCCCATATGTGTATCCTGACCAGTTGTTCACAGATTTCAGCAGTCCCATTTAGGCCGTCCCATACAGTTTACAGATAGCGGTGATTTCGGCAGCAGTCAACGCTTTCGGGATCACTGCAACAGCCAGCAGTTCCATATCACTAACTCCACCACCACCAGTGGCAGCAGCGATACGCAAAGGAATAGCAGTTGACAATGAGCCAACACCTGCAATAGAAAGTGTTGCAGCAGCCGCAGTGTCCTGATACAAATTTATCAAGTTGGTTGTACGATTACACACACCAGTGATAACATTTAGAACACCAGAAGTAGGAGTGTTGCCGCTCGCGTAATATTGAGTACCATCTGAACTGGTAAACAACAACGGTTGTAGCGTGGTTCCGTTATTGAATATGGCATATCCTGTTGATGGAACTCCACTCAGTTTGTCAACAATTCTTTGAAACGCCGTCGATGGTGTCCCCCATCGACGTACAACTGCTACGATTGTAAACGAATCGGTTGAACCAAAGTTCAACTTGTTCGCACCCGTGATCGTTGTGCCAGCACCATTAATTGACCACACATTTCTGTATCCGTCAACATAGGTTTCTTTGCTGGATGGATGACCATACGCAGCCCAATCAGCAACTATGGAACCTCCAATACCGTCACGCACAATCGCACGATAAAATACACCATTAAAAGAACGATCAGCACTACCACGATCACCAATCACCAAAGGATCAGAACCATTATTCAACGTCAACACAGCACCCAAAGTGCGAGTAGTACCAATCTGAGTCCACGATGAAGGAACTGTAGCAGAATCTGCTGCATAATAGAATGCAATATCAGCACCACCAGCACCATTATCAACATCAACAGTCAACCGCACCCAATATGTTGTGTTATCAACAAAAGGTACTGTAACCGATGATGTGATACTAGCAAACGCTGCACCTGTAGAATAGTTGAAACCCAAAAATCCTGAACTAGCAAAAAAATCCCATGTAGCATTAGCAGGAACAGCACTAGATTTTGATACAAGTCTACCTGCAAATGCGGCAGCCCAGTTTTTCCCTGCGACTCTCACGGCTACGTCAAGATCAGATAGAATATTAAAAGCAGACTCAATAATATATGTCGAAGTCGCATCAGGAGTAACAGTCCATGCAGCCACCGTCAAATCGGTTACAGTGTTAGCAGTAATCCTACGTCGCTGACCTACCCCTGTACCACCAGTAATACGAACCTGATAGTTGACATATGCGTTCACAGTCCAAGTCTTAGCGGTGTCCACCAAAGTGGTAGCAGTAGCAGAAGTTGCTGTACCAGTCACCAATGACTGATATGGGGTCGAAATATATGAACCAGAAGTACCAGTGGTAGTAACATATGCGCCCTCAGGGTCGGCAGGGATTTCCATATAGTCATCCGTACCAAACAGCCACACAGGACGAACCACAGCCACCGCTTTACGGCCAGAAGTGGCACGGGTAATTGTCGCAGCCTGACCGCTGCCCAAAGTAAATGACGTAGTAGCACCAGAAGTGAAATCACGATTAGCAACAAAATCTAGCGTTGTAATACCAGCGGTAATGATCTTTGCAGCATAAATAGCAGAATCTCCACCAACGCCAAATCCGATAGAACCCATATATAGAAAACCAGTGAAAACACTGATAGCACCAGCAGCCACAGTTTGCGTCCCTGTCGAAGTCCACGACAATCCGTCAGTGGACTGAAACCCATTTGCGACACCAGTAGCAGGATCAAACGTAGCCCTATAATACATGACAGAACCAGTGGTACAAGCACCAAGATTCATAAAACGGTTGATGCCACCGACTGTCAAACCGAGTTGTAAGTTCCCAGCACTGACATAGAGTCCAAAAAGATTTGTAGCAGAAGTACCTAGCAGTTCTGCCGACGTTGCATATACCAAAGCCCGAGCCTGCAACTCAACCGCTCCAGAACCAACAATAGTGCTAGGAGTCACGGTTACAGAAATCCCATTCAGCAACGCATTAAGTGGAACATGCACATAATTTGTTCCCGTATGTGGCAGCAACAACGGGTCATTCGTGTCAGAACCAGTAGCGGAACCATAACGGGCAGCATACGCAGTGCTGCCCACACCAAAATTCTTTGCCGACTGCTCACCAGCCACAGCCGAATACGCATCCAACCAGACAACAGCCTGACCCAACGCACCACCCGACCAATACGAATAGGCTGCATCACCAACCGTAGCAGCAGACGGAACCTGAGTGAAATAGAAATCGACAAGATCGAAACCTTGCGACAACGACTGTTCCTTCAACCAAGAATCCCACACATCACCAATCTGATATGTGGGTGCAGTCACATTGTAACGGCTGGAAAGCCGTGCCCAAATCCAATCATTCGTAGTCATCGACATAACCAGTCACCACCCTGTTCTTAAACTTTCTGCCCGAAACAGCACGCTGCGGACTATCATACAAAGAATCCTTCAACCCGCAAGACGGACAACGACCCCTGCAAGAAACAGGAGGATACGTTTCACCACAATTCAAACACTCAACCATACAAACCTATACAGGCCTCGGCCACATCGTCAACGGTTCACCCTTATACTGTGAACGAGAATTCGGAAACTCCATCGGCTGCACATGCCACGGTTCCTTCACCGAAGTGAACTCCTTCAAACCGAACTTGGCACAATTCTTCTTCATCCAATCCAAATCGCCAATCAAATCTGCTGCCACAGCAAACCCTGCAACAACACCTTCCTCATGATACGACAGGTTCGGAGGCGCAGCATGCGCCATCCCCTTACGCAACCTGTAACGCTTACCTTGATATTTGCAGCAGCCACCAAACAGCACCCGTTCATGACGGGCAAGGAACACAGTTTCCTGAGTCTTAATAGAACGGGCACCGCCACCGATACCAAGATCGGTGCCAGCCCGTTGAGCAGCATCAAACATGGCGATAAGACGGTTACGAATCTCAGGGTGCAGCGTGTACCACTGCCACCGCTTATTTAGTTCATCCAAAGTCAGACGATCCGTAGGAGTCCGATAACCGTACAGATAGGTGTTAGCCATTAGTTGTTTCCGTTTCTACAAGCATCTTCTTTTTAGCAGGTTTCGTCACCTTAGAATCCACATCAACCACCATATTGAACAACGTTTCATGTGACTGCAACAACCCATCCACCCTATCGTTCATGATGTTGAACTGCTGTTCAGCCATATCACGATGCAAATGGACGGTATCCAACATCACATTCTGACGTTCCTCAATCGCAACCAAATGTCGTGTCTGCTCATTATGTTGACTGGTGGAGGTGCGGCGTGAACCCTGCACCGTAACCCACACACCCAACAACGTTAAACTCCCAGTGATAGCAGCAGCAATGATTGTTTCCATCAGAAACCTACCCGTTAAACGAAGCCAACGAACGAGCATACTTTGCTTTCAGCCTTGCTTCTTCCTTACGGCGAATATTCTCACCAGCAATAGCCCTCTCGCCCAATTGGCGTGTACCAATACCAGTCAACCAAGTCATCCAACCCTGCAAACCCTGACCGCCAGAACCCTCAGAAGTAGGCAACAGCCGTTCCAACTGGCCCGACACAGGAATAATACTGTTCAACGCCTGAGCATACGAAGCCTTCATCACTGGCCCCTTCGGAGTGTTCTGAATCACATCGGACGGAATCTCAATACCGCTCGCTTGAATCAACTGTTTGAAACCCAACGGGACAGGCACATACTTGTCAGCAGTCGGAATACCAGTGTACAAAGATTTGCCAGCCAAAGCCTCCAACGGAACCTTCACAATCGGCCCCAAGTTACCCAACATCTCGGTAAACTGGGAAGGTGTTGTCAACTGGGAAACCTGAGAGGGAAACAAAGTCATCGGCAAATCAGGGAACCAATAGGTAGGATTGTTTCCACCAGAAACTCTGATAGCACCAGCCTTCTGGAAGTAGGCTGGCACAACAGTCGGGTCTTGACTATCGACAGTCATGTTGCGTTCAAAGTTGGTGATAGCCCTGTTGTATCTTGGGATGTTACGCACATAGGTTTGAGCCTGCAACGCAAGGTTGCGGGAGAAGAACGTCCAGAACGGCACAAAATTCTTTGCCATCCTATCCCAACTACCCAAATCGGAATAGTTGAAATGCCACTTGGCAATAATATCGGAAGCCAAATCCTTAGAACCGCCACGTTCCAACACAGCAAACGCATGCGCCCCACGCACATTGTCCTCAACCATCGTACCAATCTTACGAGAAGCAGCAATATACCTGTTGTTCGGATCAAGCGGATTAAACCCTGCTTTACCAAACGTGGTTGCTGCGGTACGAGAACCGACGTTACCTGCACCAGAACCATACATGACTTCGAGCGCATCGTTCAGTTTGCCAGCAGTTTCTGCCCCAAACTTTCGTTCAGCCAACAACATATAGTTCTCAGGGTTCTTCTGAACCATACTGTAAAACTGATGCCACTTCTTGATACCAGCGAACGCTTCAACACCACCTTCAAGATACATGTTGAACAACGCCGTATAGGCGTTGCGAACATGAAATCCTGGCCTAATAGTCACATATGCGCGGAACAAATCCATATACCTTTTGAATGCTTCGCCAGCCTTAGTAACATCCTTCACAGCATGCTGAACAGTGGTAGCATCAAACAACCATTGAGGAACTTGAAGGTTCTCACCAACCTGCACAGAACCAGTCTGAACAGACTTCAACATGACCTCAATCTCTTTCTTGTTTTTCGTCATCGCAATCATGTCATTCAACGTACCGATATGGTCACCCAAATCGGCAGCCCACATATCAGACTCGGCAGCAGCAGCCTCCAACCCTGCAATAGCACGCAACTCGGGACTAGTATCAGGACTATCCAACACCTGCAACAACGTGTTAAATCGTTCACGCAAATCGTTCTGCAACTTTAGTTTAATGTTTGCCTTCTTCGGAATAGAAGGCAAACCAGTCAACGAATCAATCCGTGTTTGCAACTCTGTCAACGTATCCTTAACCACAGACTTAGTAATATCAGCATCAGCCTGTGCCAACAGATGAGCATTCACAGCCACATCTGCCTCCGACGTAGCAGACTTCACACCCTTCACCAACTGTTGAGCACGCGCTTTAGCCAACTCCAACGACCTGTTAGCAGCACGACCAGTAGCAGCCAACGTCTTGATTTCTTCGCTACTGATCTCACCAATGGTTTTGCCCAACTCGTCAATCTGACCTTGCAAAGCAGAACGCTCAGCCTGCAACTCCAACATACGTTGGCGCATCGGAGCCAACCGTTCAGTAATCTGACGAGTAGAAACATTCATGACCGACACATCAGACACTGTTGAGCGCAACGCCTTCAACTCGGCAGTCTGTTCTTTCAATGTTTGCTTCGCAACCTGCAACTCCTGTGCAGCCTTAACGCGAGCATCACCCTTCAACACCTTCACCTGTTGCTGCCAATTCTTAACAGCAGCCTTAGCAGCATCCAACTTAGTAGTAACCTCAGCCAACTTGGCCTGCTTCCCAGCAGCAACCTTCTCCAACTTGACCAACTCGGAATCAACCTCACGCAACCTAGCACGCAACACAGTCGCCTGCTTCGCATACTCCTTGCGCGCAGCCACCAAACCATCACGACGCAACGTGGCACCATTCGACAAATGCACCTGCTGCTCCGCAACCAACAAATCCTTACGGGCCTGCAAATCAGCCAACTCTTTAACCCACGCCTTGTCAGGATTCAACTGACGTTCAACACGCTCCAACAACGGGCCAGACAAACCAACAGAACCCAAAGCCTCATACGTCTTAGCACGACGAATAGCGTTCTCAGCCGACTTCAAATACTTCGGCATTACAGTCTGCAAATTGTCATCAAACAACTTGACATTATATTTCTCCAGCATGCGAGCATTAATCTCTTTAGCAGAACCTTCAACAAGGTTCTGCCCAGCAGCAGCAGAAGTTTCGTTCAGAAATTCTGAACCAGCAACAAGAGTACGAGAATGCTCAAAACTACTTTTAGAAGCCAACGAATCCAAAATAGTACGAACCTCAGGATTCTTACCAGCCAAAACCCGAGCCTCATCAGTAATAAAGTGAGGGAAATAGTTCTCACCAAGATTACCGACATTCACCCCAGCAGCAACCATGTCATCATGAATCTGCTTCAACTCTGCACGGGCAGAATCCTGCAACACACCAGTGCCACCAGTTTCCAAACTGTGAGTAGCATCAGCAGCAACACTATCAACAACGTTATGCCACGACTGGACACCAGCCTTTTCAGCAGCCTTCGTAGCCGCCTTATCAACGTTACCCTCTGCATCACGCACAACACCAGACCAGTTTTGACGGATACGACGCTCAGTCAACTTGCCCCACATTGTAGCCTCACGCTTAGGAGCAGCCATCACCTGCTCAGCAATCAAAGCATTCACACGGTTCGATGTAGTTTCAGCCTTATTGAAAGCAATCTTACGCAACTTCTGAACGCTTTCAGCACCAAACTTGCCACGCAAAAACTGTGCACCAGCAGACTCACGAATAGAAGCCTTGATACCACCCTTGAAACCTTCGGCAATGTCAGTCAACATAGAACTCTTAGGGATAGTAACAGCACCATGTAGATAGGTTCGGCCCAAACGACCGATACCCAACTTTGCTGCCATCTCCTCAGAAACACCAGCACTCAACAAAGCCCTCTTAGTCAAACCGCCAACGCCACGTTTCTGAGTTTCAACCAGCAACCTATTCAAAGCCTCATCAGTAAAACCGCCACCAGCAGCCATCTCAAAGCCTGCTTCCTTAGCAGACTTAATCAAAGCATTCGTAATACTCTTAGAGGATGCCGACTTGATGGCGGCATCCAAACCTTCAAACGCTGCCTGCTGTCCAGCAGTTTCAGCAACACGACCAGCCTTGCCTGCAAGGTTAGTAACACCGACACCAGCATGCATCAACGGATCAGTAGCAACGTCGCCCAAGAATCCCATGATTCTACGATAGCCAAGAGAACGCTTCGGATTAATCTGAGTAACATAGTCACCCATACCTTTACGTTCAGCAACCTGCTTAGAAAAATCCTTCCACTCAAAACCGCCAGTAGCACCCTGCTGCTCCAACAGTTTCTGATATTCCTCAGGAGTACGCTGAGTCATCAACCAGTCAGGAAGATGGTTACCAGTAGCCATCCACTTAGCCAACGCAGTATTAGCCCAAGCATCATTCACCTCCTTGGTGAACGATGCGATAGCGCGCTGAGGGATCATAGCCTTATCTAGTAGCCATAGCAAACCATGACCTGCACCAGACAACACATCCCCAATGCCAGTACCACCATCAGACTGGGCAGGCTTATTCTTGCCAGCAGCAACCAAAGCATCAAAAGCCCCAGCATACTTACTACCAATCTGCATCGGAGCCACCGCAGGGGCAGCAGCAGGGACAGCCTGTTGAGGCTGTCCAGCAGGGAACAAAGCGCGCAGCGCAGCATAAGGATCAGTGGTAGCAGGAACTGCCATATCATCCACCCAAAAGACGAGTAAGAGCCGCCTGATCCAACATGGCCTGACCAGCCTCAGTAGGAACATAACGACGCTTCGATGCTTCCAACAACATGTTCACAGTATTCTTAGCATGCTCCTGCAAATACTGATTGATCTTCGGATTCTCATGAAACATTTTCGCAGGAGATTTCTTATTCGACAACGCATACTGTTGCAACAAATTCTCCGCAGTCAAAGGCGTACCAGTTTCCTTCGTCATAACATCATACTGGGTTTGCCCAGTGATATCCTTAATCGTAGGCTTCGCCCCAGCAGCAGCCTTCGCCTCAGCCTTCGCCTTATAATAATCCTGCTGAGCAGTATAATCCTGCATCTTAGCCTGATTCTCAACCTCAGTCTTATACCAGTTAGTCAGAATGTCAAGATACTTTGGGCCAGTACCCAAAGGATCATCCTGCAAACCAACCTGCTTCATAGCAGAAACAGGATCAACACCTTGTGCCAACAAATTGTAAGCCCCTCTAACCTTCTCGTCGCCACCGTACACTTCCCACGGATTAGCCAACGTCGGAGCAGGGCCAGCAACATAGTCAGGAACATCAGGCTGATTCGTACCAAACAAATCAATACCCATAGACTTCAAAGTATTCAACTTCGCACGAGCATCCTTACCACCAGTACCCTGCAACAAAGCATAAAGAATAGCAAGTTCTTCCTGAGTCATCACTTACCTCCCAACAAAGCCTTATACGCAGCCAACTGCTGCTCAATATCAGCCTGCTGCATAGCACCCTGAGCAGCCGTCTGACCACGCAACGCAGTCAACACATCCATAGCAGACATACCGCCAACATCAGCAGCAGACTGAGGGGCACCAAACGCCTGTAGCGTTTGTGCCTGAGCCTGCCTACGAGCAGCATCCGCAGCCGCATACTCATTAATCAACTTCGACAACTGATCACCAGCCGTACTGTATGCGCCAGCAATATTAGTACTAGCACCCTGCAATGCTTTCTGAACATCAGGCCACTTCATAGCACCAACACCAGAAACCCCACCACCGCCGCCACCACCACCACGGCGACTACCACCACCATCAGTATTATTATTGGCACCAAGACCAAGCATCTTTAGAATGTCCTCCAAAGAATAACCAGTAGTAGGAACCATCCCTGCCAAAGCCGCATCACTCTGTTGAGCAAGATTCTGAACATACCGTTCAGCCCGATCAGCAGTCATGTTCGGTGCAGTAGAACCCCGATACGGGGCAGGAGGCCCAGCCACAGGAGCAACTGGCGGTCTACGCTGTCCAGTAGAAGCAGAAACAGTAGAACGACTTTGAGGGTGCTTGATAGGAACATTCTGACCAGCAATATAAAACTTGCCAGTCAAAGGATCAACACCATTAAACGGAGGATTAATACCATAACCCATAACAGCCCCCTATCAGACCTTCACACCAGAAGCCAAAGCCTGCTGCTTCAACTGTGCCAACAACTGCTCCAACTGAATCTTACGATCCAAATCCTCCTGCGTCCAACCAGCCTGCGCCTGAGCCGCAGCCAAATCAACATCCTGCAAACGACGCTGAAAATCGCCAGTGAACTCACCAAGTTTCTGACCGAAAACACCAGACTTGGTACCAGACCCCAAACGTGCAGCCCAGTTCCCAGTGAAACTGGGGAACTGGCGCACCATCTGCCTATTCAAATCAGACCGTTGACGACTAAACCGTTGCTGACCAAGCATACGGCCAGTCTGCTGAGCCAACCCCTGCTGCCCATAGTCAGACAACAACTTAGATTTCTGTGTGTTGTAATCAAACAGATTCATACAAATAACCCTCTTTCGTAACTAGCCACAATCAGTTAAAACACCAACAGACCCAGCCTTCAACGTCACCGTCGAACCATTTACCTCAGTACGGAACTGAAGTTGCAACGTTCCAGCCGCAGACGGCTGGACGTAACCTTCAATCATCCAAATATAGTCGGTATTTGCTGCAACGACCGAAGCAGAAGAAGCGATAGAACTCAACTGGTTAGCGGACGAATATGTATACATCTGGTCTGTACCAGCAGCAGCCTGCTGAATAGCAGCAGTCCAAAACGCATACGTCACCGCAGGCCCAGTAAACGAAAACCCAATACCAGTCGTAGTAGCAGCAGAACTAAAACTACCAACAAACTTAAAATAGTACATCCTGCTAGACGACAACGAAAACGACAAACCAGTAATATCAGTCAAAGTACCACTAGTAGCATTCGTTAACTGAGTAGTTCCCTTAGTCGCAGAAACAGGAGAAGAACCACCACCCGCAGCAGCCCAAGTTCCATCCGCTCTAAGAAAGTTTGTTGTTCCACCACCAGAAGCAGGAACCAAACCCTTAAGAGCCGAAGTGAACGTGTTCAACAATGCTGTAGCCTGAGTGGCTGACAAATCCTCCACATTGCCAGTACCAGCAGTAGTCCGCCCCTTAAAGGTTGCGGTAGCAACCGTAGCCAACTTGGTGTTATCCACAGCATTGTTACTGATATTGCCAGTAGCCACAGTGATCGGATCAGACCCACCATTTGTATGTGTAGCAGCATGAGCCGAAGGTGTACGACTGTTTGTCAACCGAGTGTCACTACCTTTAACAACCTCACCCACAGCAGCATCACCAGCAGCAGGAACGTTCAGCACCGCTGACGTTCCCAAACCAAGATTCGTTCTAGCCGTAGCAGCATTAGCCAAATCCGACAGGTTGCTGGCTTTCTGAGCAGCCCCAGTAATCCTGCTATCATCGCCAGCAGCAACAGTGCTAGCGATAGTTCCGACGTTCAGAACGGCGGCACCACCCAATCCAAGATTGGTGCGTGCCGTAGCAGCCGAAGCAATATCTGACAAATTGTTAGAACGCAACGTGTAACGTGCATCACCCCGAGTATCGTTATGATACTGAGAGTGATCGTCATCTCCCAAACCTGTCAGCAAACCGTGATCGGTAACACCGCCACCTCCACCGCCTCCGCTGACTCCTGCGATAGCAGTATCGACGTATTCACGCAGCCAAATGAACGCCCTCAACACGGGGGCGTTCAACTCGTTAGCATGCGGGATACGCTTAGCAACCATCAGTCACCAATACGCCTAACAACCACATTCGCATCAAATGTGATAGTGTTCGATGAACCATTCGTAAACTGAACAGTGAACGTGTTACCAGCAGCAAACGGAATCACATAGGTTTCACCAATATAGTTATTCAAATGCGTAGAAGCAGGCAAATAATAGTTTCCACTAGGAGCAATAATGTTACCATACGAACCGAAACCAGCAACAAACGTATTACCAGCAGTCTGCGTTAAACGAACAGTAACCGAATAAGTGCCAGCCTCAGGCATTGTAAACGTCGAACCACCAGCAGTAAAAAAGTTGTCCGTATCATAGTTCTCAGTAGCATACGTCAACGTAATCGTAGATGTAGGGCTAGAAGTACCAATAATGCCAGTTCCAGTAGCAGAAACACCCTGAGCACCAGAAACCAACTGCCATACCGACGTAGTAGCATTCCAAATACGGACACGCTGAGTGTCCGTTTCCCAAATCATCTGACCAGCAACAGGAGAAGCAGGACGAGTCGAAGAAGTCACAGAAGAAATCTTACGATCCACATACGCCTTACGAGCCAACTGGTTATCCGATGAAGGATCAGAAGCAGGCCCGCTAGGAACACTAGTGAAAGCCTTGGTGGCATCCAAATGCACAGCATTTGTATTAATCCAGTTCAGAATATCAGTAAAGTTCTGATCCACATTATCGGCAATAGCAGCAGTGCCAGCCTGAAAGTTGTAAGAAACAGTCACATTAGAAGCCACAACACACCATCCTTAACGGTACGAACGAATATAGTACGGCAAAGTAACACTATCAATCCACCACTTAGTAGCATGATCTCGCATCCTAAACTTAAACTGGATAGCATGCGACCTGCCCAAACTAGAAGTACGAGAAAACTCATAGGAAGGATCAGTGCCCTGCCAAGTAGCAGTATCCCAGTTAGAAGAACCCCACACCATGTCCCCTCTAGAAGCAAAGGTTATTGGAACATACACCGTCTTAACAGGATTTGACTCCAGAAAGTCATGATAGATTTCTACATTCAACGTGGCAGTATCACCACAGGCGACCGTCACATGAGGTCGCCGCCACTTCTTACGCAAACCAGCATCCTGAGAAGAAAACCATGCAGTCTTATAGTAGGCATCAATCGGAGTAGAAACACCCAACACATCATCAACCTCCTGAGCAGGGTTCCCCATATCGAACAAACCACCCGTAGAAGCCAATGTAAAAAACATTGCACTAGTAGAAGAAGCAGAACGCCACCAATACATACTTGTCGGAGCAAATCCCCACCTAGTCCAAGCACCAGACTTGCCAACAGCAGGATCATACATAAACAAAGTACGAGAACCATCCGACTTCAACAACGAAACAAACAACTGGTTCTCAACCCACACCGCAAGATTCGTAGTAGAAGTCTGAACAATAGAACCATCCAACACACCAGCAGTAATCCTATCACCAATCGGAACAACACCACGCCCATTATAGGCATACACATTCCCATCAATCGACCACCAATAAGCCACACCAGCATTCGCAGTCACACAACTAGGAGCAGCAACACCAGCACCAGTAGCAATACGTTGCACCACAAACGAATCACGATCATAACCATAGATCGCATACACGGCACGACGCTTAAACACCAGCAACGAATCCTTAAACGGCACCAACGCAGTAATCTGATCTGTCTCATCATCAGGATCAACATCAAAATAATCTGCCGCAGCAAAATCTTCAGGCTGCAACGGGTGCGACCAACGCACCCTAGACCTATAGCGGACACTAGATTCCACCGTGTCAGCCCAAAACATGTGACCCGAATGGTCACAAATAAGTCTAGCCAACGGCGCATTACCGCCCGTTGGCGCAGAATAGTTGTTATTCACAGTGTTCGTCAATGTCGTAAACGCAGTACCATTCCAATAACGCATCAACAACGAACCACCATTCAACCAGTTCGCAAAATACAACTTGCTGTTCCACACCGCAGACGTAACAGACCTAGACATATCGGCAGGCAATGTCGTAGCCACCGAAGTAAACACAGAACCAGTCCAAGTCCACAACGCCCCAGCATTATTAATACCCCACAACACCTCAGACCCAGCAGAAAACTGGCCGCCAATATAACCGCCAGACAACGTAGCCTGAGTAGAAGTAGTACGATAACCCTTACGGGACACAAAACCGCCACGGGCGTTGAACACAACATCCAAACAATCAGGTGACTCGTTCACGGCAAGATTCTGCCGTGATTGACGGTTATTCAAACCGCCAGTGAAATCGTTAAAGAACTGAACAGCAAAACGATCCTGTGCCATATCACTCCAACATCCCACGAACCCAACGAGTAAAACTGGTAGGCACATAGTTTTGCCCACCCATCACATTGTTACGGGCACCAAAATCTTTGAACGACTCATTACGCACAAACCTATCAACCATCTGCTCATACTCACGCAAATAAGTACCAGACAACTGCAAATCTTCCTGCGACATGAAATATGACGACAACATGTACCAAGCAATAGCCTCATGCAACACGGCAGGAAGATCAGGGATAGACCCAATACCTGCAGGCCAAGCAGCAGGAGAACGCAAACCACGCACCTTATACGTCTTACCAGTAGAAGAAGGTTTCGGATAGAGAGAAAGCACACCATTCTCCACCGTATACGCCGTAGCCACATCAGAAGTCATACCAACAGGCGCACCATACGCCAAATCAGCATCCGATTTCGTCATAAAAATAAGACGACGACCCAACGTCGTCGTATCAACCACAGCAAAAACCTTATCCAAATCACCCGAAGGGATAGAAGTAAACGCATAATCCTGCTGACCAGCCACCGTAGTCAACGTATAAACAACCTGCAACAACGGAAAGTTAGTACGAGTATGAATATCATTATAAGCAATACGGGCATAAGTTTCCAAAGTGTCATTCGTAACATCAGCACTATCAATGTCTGCATGTGCACGAACAAAAGTACACAACTGGTCAAAACTCATTGACATAACTAGCCCTCCTTCTTAGGCCGACCACGCTTCACAGTCGGCACATCCACCTCGGCAACAGCCTGCTCATACTCGTCAACCCACGAAAAATCTGAACCATCATCACCAGAATATGGAACAGCACCCTTCAAAGCCGACTCAACACCAACATCCTGCAACGGACGAATATCAAACCCAGCAGCCATAGCAGCCGAATCATACAACACCGCACCAGCCTTACTAGAAGCAGCCTGCCCTTTGAACGCATCAAACGAAACAGCACCCTTCCAAGTAACAGTCATATCAGCCACTGATCTCATCCTTAGCATTCGGCACAACCCAAACCACCAGCGAAATAATCACAGCATTAATGATCGCCTCAACCGACCCAACATCCAACTTCACCCAACGATTCAACCCAGCCACAACCGCAGCAGCCAACGCTGCCGCAACAGCCTTACGAATCTTACGCACAGCCCCAAAAATTTCCATCAGAAACTCCTTTATAAACAGATGACGGGAGGGAGGCGAACCCCCCTCCCGTCTATCAGACTGAACCGTATCAGGACTCAGGGATTCCAAGTGGCACGGCCAAGGTAGCGACGGCCATTCGTACCGAACGCACCATAGCAGGTGATAAGACCGTACTTAGCGTCACGGTCATACGGCTCCACGAAGCCACGGAACTTCATCCAGTTACCCGACAACACAGCCAACTTCACATGGCGGCTGTTGAGGAAGTACCAAGTGTTCGCAGGCATCAGATCGCTCCACACAACCTTCGACCCACGGTGCAGCAGGTTCGTGAAACCCGACTCCGCAGTCTTAGCATCGGTGAAACGCTGGTTCGGCTGCAACTTGCCCTCATAGTTTTCCCACAAGGTCTGAGTCGTGATCTGGAAATCGCAAGCATCTCCACCATACGACACCGTGTTGTACGCCTTGGAATGCAAACCAAGGGTATAGGTAGCGGTGGTGGGAGCATACGACTGCCAGTAGGCATAGGTGTTACCGTCAATACCGCCGCTGCTGCTGGTCGTACCGACAAGGTTCGGCAAACCGCCCCACGCCTTACCGTTCGACTCAGTACCGCTATACTGCAAGAATGCAGTCTCAAACTGCTCAGCAGCAGTCATCTCAGCGTTCTCCACCTTCGTCTGCAACAACTTGACAACCGCACGGTCACCACTGTTCTTCGCTTCCTCCATACCCGACATGGGGATAAAGATAGCAGCCTGCTTCCACTGGTATTCAGCAGCAGTGATCAGTTCCTCACCATGCACAGGAGTCAACGCATCGTAGCCCGAGTAGTACTGGAACGACGAGTTAGCCTTGTACTGGAGCGGGAACACAGCCGTCGAACCACCCTGAGCATCAATCTTCGCAGTGTTCTTCAACCAGTCAAGCGCAGCACTACGCTTAAAAATGTTGTCAACAGCCTTACCGCCCTCGGTGAAATACCGCTTCAGCGTAGTTGCAACAATGTTATCAAAGTTCGGGTTAGCCATTGTAACCTACCTTTCTAAAAATTATGAACGTGTCTTTTCAACTTCATACGCAAAGATATCCTCAAAGGAATCAAAACGCTTCCAAGAATCATCAGCCTCCGCAGAAACCTTCGATGAACCCTTAGAAACCTTCTTGCTCGCATCCCGAGCCTGCTGCCTCTTAACAGCAGCAGCCTCAGCCTTAGCCTTAGCAGCCTCAGCCAACTTTGATTCCGATTCCATGTGGTCAATCTTCCACAACTTGTACGCCTTCTCCATCGACAAATTATTCTCAATAGCAATAGGCAACACAACCATCGGATCAAAATCGGCATACTTTGCTTGCACCGATTCCAATTCGGATTGAACCTGCATACTCACCTTGTCACTAGCAAACTGTTGCGTCTGCTGACGCAACTGTGCCAACTCCTGCTGAGTACGCTTAAGTTCATCAACAATCGGCTTAACATCAGGATCAACCTCACCCCACGGATCAGATTCCTCCAGCAGACCCAACTGTTCCTGAAGATACCTGATACTTCCAGCAGGATCAGTCCTGAAAGCCTCTTGCATATCACGCGCCCACTGCAACACCTGAGCATCCGCAGCAACCTGCTGCGTCTTACGAGTGTAATCAGCCTGACGCATGTAACCATTACGCAACTCTGACAACGGAACCTCAAAGGTTTCTCCGTTCACAGTAACAGCAACAGTTTTATCTTTGATAGAGTCAAAATCAAACACATCCTCGGGTGCATCATCCTCAGAAAGATCAGCCTCATCTTCTGAATCAATGTCCTCGTCAGTATCATCGACCTCACTATCAACCGAAGTTTCCTCAGAAACTTCGTTATCGTCACCCAAATGAACAGTAGCGTTCTTGGACAACGAATCTTCTGTGACTTCCCCACCTCCGTCAGCCGCAGCCTCATCGAACATGGTCATCAAATCGTCACTCATTGTTTCCTTTCAGAATCCCAAACGGGGTGTTCTACCATTTAACTTTATCAGCCCAATATGCCGCAGACATTTTACCCTTAGCAATATTAGAAGCATGCCTAGCCTTAAACGACTCACGCCGTTCACGATAAGCAGCAGATTCGCCAGCCTTCTTCGGAGAACCCGAAACACCTTGCTGACCAAACCTGATCAATTTTACCTTACTACCATCTTTCGCAAGCACAGCATGCGACTTCTTCGGATGGCTAGGAGTACGTTTCGGCTTGTTATAGCCTGCAAACGTTTCCTTGCCACGCTTAATTGTCATATCAATCTACAGTCTTGGCACGCTTCATCGGCTTAACCTTCTGCCGAGCCAACCCCGTAGGAGGCGACGGAGGATAAGACGACTTCTTCATAGCGACCTTAGGGGCCTTCTTCTTCATTTAGCCACACCCTTCACACGCTTCAAACGAGGATTAGCCCGCTTTGCAGCAGGACTAGCCTTACGGGCACCAGCCGCCAAAATCGCACCAGCACGATCCATCGAAATCCCCTGCTTCTTAGCAATCGACTTCTGAACCGCCTTAAACCCACGATGCGCCTTCTTGGCGGCAACCATCACGAACCCTTAACCTTGCCACCCAAACGCAACTTCTTGAAATGCGAAGGCGTATGAGCATCAATATGGGTATGGGCAGGCGAATCACGCCACGCCTGCTGCGGTGAATTCTTCACCTTTGGAGCCTTAAAACCCTTCATGATATCAGACGAAAGCAAACCAAGTGCTGACACCCGAGGCTTCCGAAACCTTCACAATCTTACGGGTAGCGTTCTGAGCAGCAGTAGCAGTACCAGTCAACACATCACTACCAGTCTTAGCGACCGTCACACCACCAGCACCATTGCTAAAAATCGTGATGATCGTCCCAACAGGGAACGAAACCGACGAAGTAGCAGGAATCGTCACAGTAGTTGCGCCAGCAGCACTGCAAGTAATAAATGCGTCAACGTCAGCAAGGGTCAAAGTATCCGAGGTGCCAGTAACGTTACGATAGGTTGCACGCTTTGAAAAACGCTCGTCTGCCAGACCCGACTGGTTATCACTATAAGCCATGATATCTCCTTAATTTACAAATAAAACGATCAACGACCCTTGTAAGAACTACTCTTAGGAGCAGCCTTACGCGGAACAGTACCAGAACCCGAACCCGAACGACCACGATTAGCAGCAGCCTTCTTCATAGCCACACCAACCAAACCAGCGTTCTGCTTGGCACGAGCCAAACCATAAGCACGAGTACCCTTCTTAATGCCCTTCTTAGCAAGTTCCTTATCCAAACCTGCCGACAAAGCAGTAAGACCACTAGTAGTACGGCTAACAGTCGAAGGCTTCTTTGCAGTCGCCTTCTTTGCTACAGGACGCTTTCCCATCGGCATGATAACTCCTTAGATAAAAAACTTTGCTCTAACCATTAAACAAGAAACGTAACATCAACCCATCGGAGGCATGTCCTGAGGCATACCTTGCGGCATATCTTGCGGCATACCAGTAGGCATCTGTCCCATATCCTGAGGCCCAGCAGGCTCAGCCTGCTGTGGCGCAGGAACCTGCTGAATAAACGAAGTAGGGTCTTTAATACCAAAACCGTTACGCATCACATGCTCAGCCAACTTGGCAGGATCAACAACACCAGCAGAAATGAATGGGGCCATAGCATCCAACAACTGTAGGGCCGACTGGCGACGGAAAGTTTCATTACGAGGCTGAGTAGACCCAGCCTCAACCTGAAAATCATACTCGCCCTGAACGGCATCACGATCATACTGCACCCAAACAGTAGAACCATCAGGGCCAACAATCTTAGCAACCTGCTCAGTGGTCAAAAACTCTTGCGTCAACTGAATACAACGCTCAGCAATCTCACTGATAGTGGTTTCAATTGTAGCCAACTTGTCAGCAGACCTAGCATTCGACATGTCCTGAATCATCGAAGCCTCAGTAGCGGTACGACGAACCTCAGACACCGAACCGCGCTGATATTCGGTCACCGCACTTGTACGATCCATGTCATCCAGAATCATAGCGGTCTGGTTATAGAACTCGGGAGGCAAACTGGTGGTGGTAATCGGGGCGATTACCTCACCAAACGGCACATCCGAATCGACAGGGATCAAAGCGTTATCATCTGACGACATGAGAGCAGCCAAACCGTCAGGCCCAATCTCATCAGGCTTATACATGTACATGCGACGGAACCTTTTACGGTCATTCACCATCTGAGTACGGGTCAAAGCCAATTCCATCTGCAATGGAACAATCGACTCCAAATCACCCATCGGATACAACTTCTCAGGCACCACATAGTTCTGAGCAAACACAAACGGATGCCCAAACGGGTACGGAAAATCGTCAGGTGCGCTCAAAAACATGTCGCAACCCTCAGCGAACGTGCACAACATGCCCGAAACCAGATCGTAATACTCCCAGACCACCACAAAATCGGACTCACGACCACGTTCCTCACCCGAAAACATCAGGTCATAATCCTTCTTAGCCTGCGACATAGCAGTACCCTTAAGTTTCTTGCGAGCAGCCTTATCCCAACCCTCAAATTCCTTCGCTTCCTGCAACGGAACATACAAACGTTGAGCAATCCACCGTGCATTCTTCAAACGAGTAGCATCAGGATCAATATAAACATCAAAAGGAGAAACACGTTCCACATGAGGACGGTCTTGGCGTGCCACAGACCGCACCGTAGGCACAGAACTAATGATTTCTTCCTCAGTAGGGAACTCTAAATCCAAACCAGACTGCTCGGCCTGCAACTTTGCCTGCTGAACCTGCAACAACTGCTCTTTAACATCCTCCACCCACACATCATGCGGAGTGTCCTCAGTTTCTTCCTCCAACAACCAAGTGATCTTAGCGATACCCAACCCCAAAACCACAAAATCCTTGATAAGGAGTTTCAATTCCTCATGAAAATCGAAATGTTGCCAATGATAGTTGGCAACAGCCTCAATAACACGGGCCTGTTCCTCAAATTCGGGCTTTCGGGCAGAAACAGTGATCTTCGGATAGTTCACCATAATCGACGGAATGATAACATTCGCCGTAGAAAACATCATATTCGGCGCAATAACGTCCTCATAGCCAGAAAGTTCCGAATATTCGTACTGGTTGGCATACAACTTGATGATCTTAGCCCACTTCTCATCAAAACCAGCGTTCTTACGCCACTTCATAGCGTCGTTCACACGACGCAAACAAGAACCAACCGACATTTCATAGCCGTCAGGTGACTGGGGATGTTCCTTCTCATCGTTCTTCATGCAGAAATCACCTTATCAGACGCAACAGAAGCAGGCTTACCACCAAAAGCACCACTCTTTTTAGAAACTTCACCAATTTTCTTCAACGTAGACCCCGCAGCACCATTCCAACCCTTACCAGTATCCATCGGAACAGGATCGAAACCTGCTGCACGGGCCTCCGACATTGCTTTGTCGGCCCGTTCCTTCTCAGTGGACTCATGAAAATACTCTTTACCACCCTGAAACGACACCCGAAGTGTCTTGGCACGACAAGCGAAACACCAATCAGGTTTAGAACATTCCAAATTGAAACGATCCAACGGCCATTCACGGTCACAGTTCTTACAAATCATCACATTACTCATAACAAAACGTCACACCAGCGGAGACAAACCCTGATTTGTTTTGTTCCTCTTATCCAACATACGCTCATACCAAGCAAACGAACCCTTCACACGGGCAGCATCACCCTGCCCGTGCGGCAACTCAGTCCTAGCATACTTCAAACCCTGCACAGCCATACCCAACGACATAACACAGTCATCATGCGGACTACCAGACATACGGCCACGCACATCCCGAGTGAACGTCCGCAACTCATGCAACGTCTTTTGATGCGGCATATTCTCCACATCACGCAACCAAGCAGCCAACTCATCCACCAACAACGGTTTCGACGTATGCGTCGTCAACCAACCCATCGACTCCAACGGCCTATCCTGCCGTTTCGTAAACGTCCTACGCTTATACAACCACTTATACTTAGAACGCTGGAGAGCCTTCAAAACAGTCAAACCATGATTGTTCACCTCAGGAACAATCAAAGCATTCCGATAAAACCAGCCGATAGCAGGCAAAACAGTTTCACCAAACACATCAGGATCAACACGCCCATACCACACCGCCACAGGCTGACCAGTATTCACACACAACACCCAAGCCACCGTAGCATCACCATGCTCCAAACCCTCAGCAATATCAGCACCAATCGTATACGTCCACTTATCCGCATGATTCGGAGGATCAAACACAATAAACGGGCCACCCTCTACCAACGTCACCTCAGACGACTTGGCACCAGAAATAGTATAAGCCGTAGCATCCGTCGCCTTAAAGCGACGGATATTCACCTGATCGAAAACAGGATTACCAGACCCAATAAACGCCTCAACAGGATCAGAAGGATACTCCTGATGCAACTGCCACAACTTGCCAGCCAACTCCTTAGCCTTAGCATCATACCAATCCTGCGAACGTTCATCCACCGCAGACCACGGAAAAAACACAGAATGAAAACCATTCTCCCCCGACTCAGCCTGCAACCACATGTCATGAAAAAACGTGCCCTCACCATTCGCCGTACTTAAGCCAATAGCACGACCACCCAAATCAATCGTCGGCTCCACAGAAGCCCACGCAGACTCAGGATTAGGAAGAAACGCCCACTCGTCCAACACCACCAAAAACAGCGACTCACCACGAGCAGGATCATTATTCGACGGCAACGACTGAATCTGCGAATCATTATCAAACGTCATAACCAAACGAGTACGATCCAACAACTTAGGGCCACGCAACCGCACCCACTCAGGCAAACCACGAAACGCATACCGAGTCTTAGCCAACAACGCAACCGACTCACGCTCAGTCCTAGAAAGCATCACAATATGACGATCAGCCCAACCAAACGCACACCACAACGTAAAAGCCGACACCAACGTAGAAAACCCGATCTGACGGGCCTTCAAACAAATATTACGACGATACTTAATCCAATCCCAAGCCACCTGCGACTGGGCATCCCGCAACCTTAGCGGGATGCGCCCACGGCCAGGAAATTTGATACTAAGATTATCCTCACAAAACTTGGTGAAACCATCATGAAAAACCCTGACAACATCGTCAGGCAACTCAGGCAACGTCCAATCCACCACAACCTGAGGAAACCACGTTTTCCACGCAATCTCCTGCTCCAACTCCGTAATCGACCAAGTAACCTTCTGCTTACGCTGACGCTTAATTTCATTAGCAGAACGCACCACCTCACGCACAGGCGTAGCCCGAGCATCCGAACCAGAAGGCATCAAACCACCCTACGCTTCGCAAGTTCAATAGCAGCCGCCTCAGCCCGCTCAGCCACAGCCAAATCCCTAACGCGCTGCAACTCCTCCAACGACAAATCAGAAATCGAATCCTCAGCAATCTCATCAGCCACATCCAACAAATCCGAAGAACGACCAAACTGACCCATCACACCAGAAGCACGCATCCACACCTCAGCATACTTCACATCACGCTTCTCCATCGCCACATCATACACCATATTCAACATCGCCTGAACACGCTCAGGCGAAGAAGCATTCTGCAACGTATAAAACCTGATCGCCTCCTGAACCCGAGCATCCTTCGACCACTTCCACACAGCCTGCTTCGTAACACCCAAAACCTCACACAACTCCACCAACGTCTGAATCTCACGCTCAGCAGGCGGCGTAGCCGCCCACACCACATACGCACGCTGACGAGCATTCAACTCACGACGCTTACGCTCCTGAACCTCAGAAGTAGGACGACCACGCTTCACATCAACCATAAACAAACCACCTCACAATAAACCCCAGAAACGTAACAACCATAAACAAAACAACCCCCCACGGAGGGGGGACGGCCGCAACGAGGGGGGAGGACAAAACAAACAAAACAGACACCACAAACAAACACAGACACCCCCGAAGCGCAAGCGAAGGGGGAAAGTCGTAACAACACAAACACAAAAAAGAGCAGCCCATTGACCACCCACAACACGTTCCCTGTCTCCACCTACGTTCCGACAGGAACACAAACAAACACCCAAACATAACCCCACAGCGTAACAGCAGGTCACAACACATGCAACCCTCTGACCAGCACATTCACAAACACACAAACACAAAACTTAACCAAAAACATACCAAAAATTTACCTCCCGTTAACCTAACGTTCACCCAACATACACGGATATGTACGGAACCATCTAGGAATCATACAGGTTTGAGGGCGGGTGGGGGGCCGTATACCCCGTTAGGCTTCCTTCGCATGCCGTGTTAGGCTGACTTGACGGGCGATGTTAGGCTGACCTAACGAACATGTGTTCGACGTACATGCGTTCGATTGACTGGCCAGTCAGTCAGGCTGACTCACCAGTCAGTCAACACGCTCGGCACACGACCGAACATACGTTCGATGGAGTGTCCTGTCTGGTTGTCCACAGGTTGTTCACAGGTGTGGATAAGTGGTCGAACGTGTGTTCGTGCACAAGCGCACAAGCGCCGCTGTAGTGCGTTCTGCGGTTTCTGGGCACCCTAGTACCGTGCACCCTGTGGATATTCGATCCTGAGCGAAATCACTGTCCGTGGTCGGTTTGGCCACTGTGGGTGGTTTGTTTCTGACAGAAATGTCAGGTTTGCGCCCGTGTACGCGCGTGTGCGCGCCCGCGTGCGCCCGCGTGATCCTAAGACAAGGTGCCAGCGTGCGCATGCACGCACGTGTACGCGTGTACGTGCGCGTCGCGCGCGCGACCCCCATCTGTCGGAGAGATAGGCACCTATCTGTTTCCCGAATAAGAAATCGCTTGCAATGGTCGAGGGGTTCGTGTAGCGTTTCACTCATCACAACGGCGGACCGTACGGTTCGCCCCGAACGCCAGAGTCTCTGGCAGAGAGAATGAGGGGAACAGTGAACGAACAGGCTACGGTGCAGGTCGGTGGCGGCACGCTGACGTTGGGCGGTTGGTATGTCCATGCGGGCTATCCTGAGCGGAGGATGCAGGTCGGCTACCCTGTGGGCAGCGATACCGTCATGGGGCTGCTGTACTGGCGCAGTGCCGACGGGGATGGCGTGTACTGGGGTGCGGATCGTTGGGTATCCATCGGTGCGGATGACCTTCAGTACATGTTTCTGATCGTCGGGTAGTTTCGGTCAGAGTCTTTGTGTGGTGACGGCTGCCCCACTCGTGGTGAGTGGGGTGGCAGTGGGTACACAAGGGTATCCAACGAGTGCCAGAGTTTCTGGCAGAGGGAATGGTGAGTGGTGAAACTGGCAGACATGAATCCCGCTAGCGGGGTGGCGCACAAGGGGCACGATGTGTTGCGGAACGTTGGGGCATGGTCGTTCTACGACTATGTGGACAGCGACGGCATGTTGGTGCGGGCGGTCTCGCACTATCACACTGTGATGGGTCGGTTCCGTGGTACTGAGGACGGCGTGTGCTGGTGCTGGCTCCCCGAGTCGGTGGGTTGGGGCAGCGTGTCAGACCAGCAGGGTTGCAACAGGATTGTGGCTGGCCTCGGCGGCTGGTATTTCCAGCGTGCGGGTGGCAGTAAGTGGGTGCAACGGTGAGGCTTGACAGGTACGACATGTTTGTTGTATGCTTGTTCGGCGGCATGTTGTTGGCTGCTTGGGTGGCCGAACTGCTTGTGTCGTGAACCATCACCACCAGTTGTGCGATGGCTGGTGGTGGTGCTTGTCAACACAAGTTGGCAGTTACAAACTTTGCATGGGTGCAAAGTTGCGAGAACCTAGGAGGGTTCACAATGGAAAAGGTTGGTCGGGGTTACGATACCCACTACATGATGCCTACGATGTGGATTGCTGTTCGCCAGCAGGCTGATGGTGGCGAGGTGCTGCTCACGGTGGCTCCCGAATTTGCTGATGCAAAGTTCTGGGTGATAGCCGAGTATCCGACTGTGGAGTGGCACGAATACAAGTGTGTGAACACCACGGTGTGGGAGAATGGCACCCCCCATCATGGGCTTGCCCATAGTTGGGTTATGCTGGGTCGGTGCAGAGCGACTGATGGTGATGTGACCATCATTCTGCATGGCTTTCAGGGATTTACCCAGCACTGGGATTGATTCCAGTTCTAGCCTGAGTGTATGCTGGGCTTAGGTGGCACCGCTCGTTGGTGCCACCGACTGTCAGCATAGGCATGGCGCACCCCCACTCGTGGCACGAGGTGCGGGAACGGTTCGACCGTAAGCCGAAGTGGAAGAAGTGATGGACATGTGGGCAGTGTTGTCGTGGTCACGATACCATTACATGTGGTATCCGTTGGATGCGGTGCAAGAGTGCGAGGTGGTCGGGGTGTTTCCCGATGAGCGGTCGGCGGTTGAGTCTGCTCTTGATCTCGCCATCGGGTACAGGGAGGGAGAGGGTCTTAGTCCTGCTGGCTCGTTGTGTTTCATCGGGAATACGGTTGCGACTCGGGTGGTTCGGATATAGTTTCGGCCCGAAAGTTTCTGTGGTGACTGAGGATGCACTAGTGTGGTGCTGGTGCATCCGATTGTCAGCATGGTGCTGGCTAGTGAGAACCTAGGAGGGTTCAGAATGAATGTTTGGTTGGTTCACGGTCTGCTGGACGATGAGCCGTGTGCTCAGTTCTTCGACACTCACAAGGGTGCCGAAGAATTTATGAAAGAAACTATCGGTCGGCATGCAACAAAGTTGCGTGTGCTGAACATCCGTGATGGTGTGGATTATGACCATCTGGAAATCGGAGGTTCGCTGGCACTGCTGTGGGTTCAGACACTGGTGGAAGGGTGATGTTCGACAGGCATGATTGGTTTGTGGTGGGGCTGTTTGGTGGCATGATTGCTGCCTGCCTGCTGGTGCAGGTATTGTTCCCCATCTGATGGTCGGTACGCTAGGGTTCGATTCCCTAGTGTACCACGACTGTGACACACATTACAGTTCTGTTACAGTTATGTTACGAGGTTGGTTTCTGGCAGAGACTCTGGTAACATGGTTCCCATAACAACAACGACCTAGGAGGGTCAACATGGCAAGGCCGATTATTCCCGCAAGAGTACGCCGACTGCATTTCGGCGGTCATCTGGAACTCATGTCCCGTGGGGGCGTGTGGATTCCCTACAATCTGGTGGCACACGCTGTGTCGGAGCGTGCCATCAAGATGGCATGCGAGCGTGGCTACCTCATGCCGAATTCGCAGTGGCCGTCGTCCCCATTCGACTACGACCTGACGGTACAGTCGGAACAGAACACCGACACCCCTGCCCCGCAGGTCGATGACGACAACGATTCTTTCGGCCCGAAAGATTCTGAGTCCGATGCCGAACAGGTAGAGTCGTCATCATCGTCGTCGTCCGAATCGGACTCCGACTCCGACACCGAGACACAATCCGAATCCGAATCCGAACAGCAGAACAAGGAGAATGCTGAGATGAGCATGGAAGATATTGTTCGCCGTATCGCTGGCGAACTTGACGGTACCCAACAGGAGGGTATCGACGCTGCGTTGGCCGATGTGCTAGCCAACGTGGACAAGCGGCTGGAAGATTTCCAACCGAAGTCGGACACCACCAACACGCTGGTGCCGATCATCACTCGGGTCGAAATCTCTCTGCCCGAAACAACCATCACCACCGACGGCGTGTTCCACATGGCAATGCCCGACCTGCTGTTCAACATCCAATTGGGCACCCACACCTACCTGCCCGGCTCGCCGGGCACGGGCAAGTCGCATGCTGCGGGGCAGGCTGCTGAGGCTTTGGGTTGGAAGTTTGGTTCGATATCGTTCGGCCCGACCACACCTGAGTCCCGTCTGGTTGGTGGCATGACGGCTGATGGTTCGTTCTTTGAGCCGATGCTGTTGAAGTTGGTTCGGTTCGCAATGGAGAACCCTGACTCGGGTGCTGTGATGTGTCTGGATGAGATGGACAACGGGCATGCTGGTGTGCAGGCTACGCTGAACAGTCTGCTGGCTAACGGCTGGATGACGGCACCGAACGGTGACCATCTGACTATCGGCAATAACCTTGTGTTCATTGCTTGTGCCAACACTTACGGTACGGGGCCGACTGCCGAATTCTCTGGCCGAAACAAGTTGGATGCTGCCACGCTGGACAGGTTCGCTTACCTGCCGTGGGAGATTGACTTGGGGTTGGAGGAAGTGCTGGTTCGTCGCTTCTTCTCCGACGACCAGCAGTATCTGGCTTCGCACTGGCTGGATGTGTGGCGTTCGGCCCGTCAGAACGTGGCTACTCACGGTCTGAAACTGTTCGTCACTCCCCGTGGTGCTCAGGCTGGTGCCCGTATGGTGGCGGCTGGTCGTACTGTGGAGAAGTCGCTGGCTCAGGTGCTGGGCAACAAGGTTCCTGCCGACCAGTGGTCGAAGATCAATCCTCTCTGACAGAAACAACTACGAAAGGAAACTGTCATGCAAACAGCAGTAGGTAAGGGGCTGGGCAAGGAACAGTCCCGCAAGTATCACCTGTGGGAATTCGATTCGCTGCGGGAGGTTGTCGATTACGCTCGCAACCATGAGCACCATCAGTCGTCTGACCGTCCGCTGGCTAGTCACTACAATCTGACTAACAGTTTGTCGGATGCCGCCGATCTGGCAATCGACGGCTGGCACGATATCCGTAACAAGGTGGACGGATATTTGGAGCCGATGCGTGAGAAGTTGGGCAAGATTCTTTCGACAGAAACTGTCCGTGTTCACGATATGATCGGGGTCGAACCCGATATCGACCGTTACATCATGGGCGAGATTGAGTGCATGATGGATGACGTAATGGTTGAAGCACCTAAGGATGGTAAGGTGTTCACCATGATGGTCGATGTGTCGATGACATGGGATAACAGTGCCGACGATATCGCTAAGCGTGGTGCCACGCTGTGTGCTCTGGTCGAATCGTTCATCATGCTGGGTTACCAGTTGGAACTGTGGTCAGAGTTCACGGTGCGTGGGTCGGAAACGCAGGACATGGCTACTTGTCTGGTGCGTGTCAACAAGGCTGGCGAACCAATCGACATTGACTGCATGATGTTCGCACTGGGTCATCCCGATTACGGTCGCCGTATCCTGTGGGGTTGGGGTGAAGCCAACACCATTACCCGTGATAAGATGGGTTTCAATGGCGGCTATTACGGTTTGCACCGTAACGGTTCGCACTTCATTGACCGTATCGGGGCGAGCACTTCGGTGTCGTTGGATGGTAATCGTTCGATGACTGCCGACCCTATCAAGTGGATTACCGACCAGTTGGAGATGCAGGGTATCTTCAACACTGACAGTTTCTGACAGAGACAAAGGAGATAACGTGAGCATCATGTGGTACGACGAGTATCAGGACGAGGAAATCCTGCAAGGATTTCACGAGGACGAGATGGGCAAAGCGGAGCGTCACGAACTAGAGTTTGATGAGGCTGAGGTTTGGCTTGCCGCTCAGGATGTGCCCGACTGGACAACGTGGGACGAGTGACACACATCTAGTTCGACTGGTGTGTATACTAGTGTTACTAGTTAGCCAGCCAGAGGAATCTGGCTGGCGACTAGTAGCCTAGTGGTCTAGTGGATTGTCGATAGTAAGCAGATAGTATCCCCCTCCGTACTATCTGCTTAGTGTCTACAATCCGTAGCCACTCCACCGTAGGTGGTAAACACAGGAGAGTCCTGTCATGTTTGATAATATGGAAGCAGTGCTGCCGCTCACGCCGCGTAACGGCGAAGTGTTTGCACAGAAGATTGTCGAGTTCGGCCAGTGGATTTCCACTCTGCCGACCGACACCCCGTTGGAGTTGCATGTCACGGTCGCACCGTTCGATACGACTGCCCGTGCATGGTCGTACCGTCGGTTCACCGACGACGAACAGCAGACCATGATGCCTTGTCACCGTCTGATTGTCGGTTGCACCGACATGTGGGGTGAGGAAGTGCAGGAGATTGAGTACGCTATCTGCCAGCCGACCCAGCAGGATGATGAGGATTTCAGTTGGGGTGGCGGTATCGCTGCCGTGCTGTCGTCGTATCCTGAGTTGGCTATTGCTTGCCAGTCGTCCTATCTGGACAAGATGTATCGTAAGCATGGTTTCGATACTGACGAGTTTCTGTCAGAGACTAAGAACAAGTTGAGTGCGGAAGCAACGTTCGATATCATGGAGTCGTTGCTGTATGTTTGCGAGATGGAGGACATGATTGCGAAACTGTCCGTCACCGAAGCGGACACGTTCCCGCAACAGTTGTTCCAGTTGGTTGCCAACGAGGTGCGTACCCATTTGGAAACCACGATGAAGAACCTTATCGACATGGCTCGGGGTGCGGAATGAGTAGCCAGTTGTTTGAACACACGCTTGCTGTTCCCATGTTCGGTTCACTGAACGGGCATGACATGGTGATGCGTGCCCGTGGCATGGGCGCATCTATTCCTGACTGGTTGCATGATGAGGTTGCGTACATGCAACCTGTTGAAGCAGCAGGATATTTGGAGAACCGTGTCGGTGTATGTTTCATCGACCGTTACAAGCATGGGCATACGTTGCGTATCGGTGATGAGGGTGGCCGTGTGAACGTACAGTTCCGTTCATCGGTGCAACCTAAGTGTCGGGTTGTGATTCGCAACCTGTCACGATATGATGCACAGAAGATGCAGACAGACTTTGAATCGTCGGGTCTGTGGTATCTTGATTCGGTTTCCCCTAGCACAGACAGGAGTCTGTAATGTCCTTGCCCGTCTATCAGCCAACCGTGGGGGCCATGTGCCCCCACGGGGAACCCGATTGTTTGTGTGATGTACACATCACCACACACACCGTTGTGAACCGTGATGTTCGCCACGATTTCCACACTCTTGTGTTGGATGACATGGATGATGATTGGGTTTCTACCCGAAACATTTACGAGTTTCTTTGCAAGGTGTTGGGTTGCTTTGAATATGTGAAGCAACTAGATAACCCTGTGGTGCCGCTGCGTAACTGTGTTGTGTGCAACAACGTGTTGCCCGACAACGACCCTCGGCGTACCACCTGTAGTGGTGCATGCCGTTCACGCAAGTCCCGTGCAGACCGAAAGGCATCCCGATGAGATTCGATAACGATGGTATCCACATCCACCAGTCCGACCTGAAGAATCATTGTTTGGAGAAACTCAGGTTGGAAACAGTGGCGACTGGGCCACGGTTAGAGAACGATGCCGCAACGGTTGGCACAGCGTTGCATGCTGTGATCGAATACGAACTGGCAGGTAACATGTTTGAAACACGTTACGATTGTCAGGCGTATGCGGCCCACACCTATGTGCGACTGTTGGAGGAATACCAGCAGGACGGTAAGCCGTATGCGTTGTCGTCGTTCAACAGTCACGACCGTGCTATCGAATTGCTTACAGGTTTGGCAGCAGCATGGTATGAATGTTCTGAACGTATCATTTTGTTGGGTTCAAGCGAAGCCCCACATATTGAATGGAACTTTGATTTGCCGTTCTGTGAGGTGGAGGTGAAGAAGCATGGGAAGAAGCAGGAGATTGTTCCCGTGTTCCTTGCTGGCACCGCCGACATTATCCACAACAACATGGTGTGGGATTGGAAAACCTCTGGCAGCGAATACCGTCGTTGGGAATACCAGCGTTGGGGACGGCAGCCAGATGTTTACACTTGGGCAGCAGCCAAGTCAGGACTGATTCATCCGAACAGCGATGGGTTGTACCGTTTCGACTTCAAAGTGTTTGTCAGAAACAATGACCCATCGAACGGATGCCAGACCGTGACCGTGGAACGGTCACAGAAATCGTGGGACTGGCTACAAGAAATTGTTTCCCGACTGGTGAACTTCTCATACAACATGGGGTTGGACAGAGAGTGGCCCGTCGATGACCAACATGTGCTGTGCTCACCGAAGTGGTGCACGTTCTTCGACATGTGCAAAGGTTCTCACGTTTCGGGAGAAACGTGGGTATGATAGAGATAGCATTCATCTGTGTCTACCTTGGTATATACTATTGGTATGACAACCGCGACAAGTGAAAGGAAAGCAATGACTGTCAAGTCCCGAATGGTGAACAACATCCCAATGTCCACCATCTACGATGGTATGTCCATCAGCCGACTTCGCAAGTTGGAAGCGTTGGAGAACAAGGCATGGGTCGAAACTTACGAGGCTGACCCGTTGGAAACCTTGGGCGACGACGCTTTCATGGAAGCAGTTGAGCAGCGGTTCGCAGAACTGTGCAAGCGTGCCGCCATCAAGGCAGGCTGGCATGCCAGCAAGCGTGCAAATAACTTTGCACGCATGCAAAGCAAGAAGAATCATCCATCTAACCGTAAGACCACAATCAAGAAGGGCAAGTAACATGAGTGATGAACAGACCGTGACAAACGACGGGCGCAAGATCAGTGTCAGTTTCTCCCGTAAGGTTTCGGACGGAAACTATGGCACCATCGA